GACGTTGTGGGCGATCCCCTTTGATGTAAAGGACATGATCTTTTACTTCAATATCAATATGTTCTTCTTTAAATCCCGCAACAGCAAGTTCCAATGAATATTTAAATTCATCTTCTTTTACTACGTTATGCGGGGGATAGGTATCCTTTGATTGCTTGTGAATGTTCTCAAGTTGATCAAAGATGTGGTCGAAACCAAGAAATGCGTTTCGCGGAAATGCGAATGTTCCAGTCATATGTACCTCCATGACTTATGCAAGGTTAAAAAATGAGACCCGACTACCGGCATCTCTATATTATATATATATCGTCAATTTACTATTGTACTTGTATATCGGTTAAATTTTCATAATCAAAGCATGTCCTATATAAGAATCTCTCACCTTCCACAGCATTTCTTTTATGGATAGTATGGAATTGGTCCATAAAGAGGAAGTCACCTTCTCGCCAATTATCATGGTGGTATATGTATTTTTCTTTTAAAATATGTTCAAGTAAAGTTTCCCTAAGCCAATCTTCAGAAAGATCTTCACCATCTCTTCTCCACATTTCTCTAATAGTATGAAAAGCAAAATATATTACCTTTTCACCGGTCCATGGATGGTCAAATACCAAATTCTTTATAACTCCTTCATTGTCCGAATGCCCTTCGAATATAGAAAGAAGTTCATCATCTTCATCAAATTGATAAAAAGTGCCATTTTTAAATTTAAATAAGCAATCTACATTATTGATAATTTCTCTGAGATCTTCAGATAAATCAGCATAAGCAGATCTAAGATCACATACGCTAGTAACACTATTAATGCCTGGCTTAACACAGTATAAGCCAACACAGGATTCCCGACCTGTTGGTCTTCCATTTCCATTCGAATGCCAATCTAATTCCTTATCAGTAAAAACGCCAATCTTTTTACCATCTCGAACTTCATTAGTTACTTGAAATAAGCCAGGATAATCTTGATTCATACAATACAAATCTGGTTTGCTTAGTCTACCTATAGATTCACATACACTAACTATCTGACTTTCATGAAGATTTTGATTCCTTACAAGGACAAATCCTTCTTGAGGGATTTTCTTACCAAATTCTCTTAATTCTTCATCAGAACAGGTTGCTAGATCTATATCTATTTCAATCCCGACTCCAGGTAGTTTCCTAATCTCTTGCACTTACTTATTTCCGATATTATATTTTGGACACAATTCCCAATTATCTTTATCTTTATAAGATATAATTTTAATTTGTCTTAGTGGCGCTAATGGCTCAGCCGATTGACGGTTTTCGATTGTAAGTAATCCCCAATCACTCATAAGAGTTGCAATCGTATTTCTACGGGCAATATCATTCTCTTCTAGATTAGATTTCTTACCATCAAGTAAAAATAGCTCTTTAAAATGCACAATAAAGTAACGACCTTGCTTATGTAATATATGGCAAGACTGATATAGTTTATGATCTTTACGTGAGGCTACACCGATGCGAGTTAGGGTTTCCCGTACTTTCAGGAAATCATCCGGCTCGTTTAAAGTAACTTCTAGCATACTGCCAGGAGTCCACTCGATTAAATTATTTTCTTCCACCTTTATCTACCTTCTTTTTCAATACTTCTAATTGTTCTTTTGTAAGAAGGGGCAAGACTTGGCGTGCTTTTTCATTGCTATAACCATAATAAGCCTTGACTACTTCCACATCACTTTGGGATTCAGGTTTGAACCACTTGGAAAAACGTTTCCGCTTTCTAATTATATTTATAAAAAAATCGAATTGAAGACGGTTATCTAGGTGATGGTTGATATTCATCTCATTTGCAATGAGTACAGTATCATTAAAGTAGGACAGGCTACGGTTTGTCATATATGGTACGTACTGCTTTTCAGCAATATCATCTACCATAATATTCTTTTTAGTCATATTAATAGCATTTACATATTCAAATGGATTCATTACATACCTCTTTGCATAACACGAAGGAAAACATATACGCTTAAACCTGCTATAATAGTACCATCATAGCCAGCAACAAATCCTCCTATTATGCCAGCTATAATAGATATTATAAATGTCGTTTGTTCAGGATCACGCAAATTCAACATTAGCCATAACCTCGGTCAGACAAGCGACAACGTTTAATTCATGATCAGCAACAAATGCGTGTTTATACTGATAGTCTGCTAGAATTAATACAAGTGACGGTATAGATTGAGGTTTAAGGTAATCGTACATTTGATCATATAAACCACGAAAGATAGCAGATGCATCGGTATCCATATTATTAGTTACCCATGACCGCATTTTCTTAAAGTCCTTTTCTTTTAACGATTTATATAAATCGCCAAAGGATCCACCCAAATCAGAAGTCCGGTTAGGATCAAAACCCAGAACAGCATGTCTTTGAAGCTCATTGATGATCCGCCGCCAATCCGGGGCATGTTTGATAATAATCGGTGGTAATGCTTTTTCATTATATACTATCCCTTCATTGTCTAGAATATACTTAGCTCTTTCGAAGAACTTTTGTGCAAGAACTGCTAAATCTTTTTTAGTAGTATTAAATTCGTATACGCCACAACGAGAATGAAGGGGGTCAATAATACGATTCTTAAAATTACATGTAAGAATAAATCTACAGTTGTTGGCAAATTCTTCGATAAATCCACGAAGAGCCGGTTGTGTAGACTGAGGATTAAGATAATCTGCTTCGTCTAGGATAACTACTTTATATCCACCTGTAAGAGAAACGGTTGAGGCAAACTGTTTAATCTTGCCACGAAGGGTGTCGATGTTACCTTCTTCAGAACCGTTAATAATAATGTAATCGACATTTAATTCATTACACAGTGCTTTTGCAACTGTGGTTTTACCGAGGCCGGCAGTACCGGTGAAAAGCATATTAGGCAGTTCACCGGTATCTACTAGTCTCTGGAAAGTTTGCTTAAGATCATCTGGTAAAATGGTCTCAGCAATCTTACGAGGACGGTACTTCTCTACCCAGAGAAAATCATTCATTTACAAACTCCATAACAAAAGGGTATTATATCACAAATAGGTAAGTTTGTAAACTTAATCTTCATCATCCTCCATTGCTGCATCTTGAGTCATTTGCTCACAGATTTGAATGATATTAATGCATTGGTCTCTTAGACTACCAACGGTAGAAAGTTCTTCACCCTTAAATGCACCACGAGCAGTCATGGCATCGATAACTGCTACGGTACTACGTGAAGACTTATTAGCAAGATCTTGTAGTTGTTCTACTTGATTAGACATTATTTAAACTCCAAATTTAGACGTCTTTTCGAAAGCAATCCAGTATTTCACAGGTAATTCTTTGTGACTGAATTGTGATATAAGCTTAGAAGAAATCTCAACATCATAATCGCCAGGCAAGATTTTGAGATTTGATATATTTAGGATTAGATTAAATTCTGATCCTTCTTTAAACTCACCATCAATATCGATTGAATATCGATTAGATGTTGCGTTTTTCTGATCTACGACAGAAAGACTTAATATCCCATTTTTACCAGAAATAGATACTTCTTCATGTCCTAGAGTTGATGCAGCGCGCTTCAACTTATTTAGTGTATCGTTTGTTAGTACAAACTTAACCTCAGTTTCAGGCATATTAACCTTTTGAGGTGGCAAGGTTAAAGTCTCTTCCGAAGAGAAGAAATATTTAACCTTTGATCTACCGGTGGAATCACCAACTGTCACATACTCATCGTTAAATTTAAGACGAGGTGTATCAACTAGTGACAGGACACCAATAAATTCGTTTAAATCGTATATTCCAAAGTCTTTTGGAAATCGCTCTTTGATATCAGCATAAGCGATGATATTTCTAGCTTCATTTACAGTCTTCAGGGTATTACCTTCACGAATCATAATATTCTGATTAATGGCAGAAAAATTCTTAAGTACCTGAAGAGTACCGTCTTCTAATTCCATAATGTAACTCCATATCTTATTATTAGATAATTATACCACATAATGATTCATTTGTAAACCATTAAGCTGCAATTTTACTGAAATTCTTTTCTTTTTTAAATTCAATTTTGGATCCAAATTTACCATCTAGGATTTCCCCTTTATGGGATATAACAAAGATATTCGTATCATCGCCAAGTGTATAAAGAATCTTAAGTAGATTATCTACACCTTCATGGTCTAGTGAAGAGTCAAATGTTTCATCCAATATAAGCAAATTTGTTGCTACAGAGTTTTTCATCTTAGCAATCTGTCTCCAAGTAAATAGAAGTGCTAGATCAATACGTTGTTTTTCTCCTTCACTAAATGATGCATATGTAAATTCATCACGATGTCTAGATCGTATAGTTTCACTAAAGCTTTCGTCTAGATCAAAGTGTACAAAGAAATCTAATACCTGTAAGTACTGATTTACTAATTTATTAATAACAGGAAGATATTGTTTAATAATCTTAGTCTTAATACCAGTATCTTTTAGCATTTCAGACATAACAAAGTTATAAGAAGATTCTTCGCTAATACGGAATTTTTCTTCCATTAACTTACTTCTATCATTATCCATCGATGATAGATCAGCTTCGGCAGCTTTTAAATCTGCTGAAACTTCTTTTTCTAGGTACGATTGGTAATCAGATATCGTTGAGTTGATCGCCGTAATCTCTCGGGTATTGGCAGTGATTTTATGTACCCTATCTCGAAGCGTTGAAAGTAGGCTAGTCTGTTGGTTAATCTCCGATTCCACTCCTTGGCCTTCTTCTCCAATTTGCTTAAGCGTTGACTTCCACCGATTCCTATCTTCTTTTGTTGTCCGTAAAATCTCATGTTTATGGCCGTCTGAAAGGGCCTGCTCGCATACGGGACACGATTCATTCTCTTCGAAAAAGCAGATCCGCTTCTCGAGGTCGCGGATAGTCGATTGCCTATCTTGACTTCTGAGGAGCAAGTCCTGTTTCCGATTCTGTAAAGATCGTAGCCTTTCATCGGCTTCTGATAGATCTGCATCGAGTCCGAGACTAAGCTTACTATTCTTAGCCTGTAATTCATCGACACGATTCTTCGATTCATGTATCCTAGATTCATATTCTTTCTTATTCTCTTGTGTTAAAGATTTAATATCACTAATGTATTTTTTCTGTGTTTCAATTTTGTTTTTAGTAATATCAATATTGTATCCAATTTCTTTTAACTGGTCTTTAATAATATTCTGTCTTTCCTTTAATATGACATTCATCTTAGAAAATACGTTAATATCCAAAAGATCTTCAATAACCTCGCGCCTGTGCGATGCCGATAATTGCATAAACGGAATAAATGAAGATGAACCAAGTACTACAACCTGATGGAATGTTTTATGGTTTAACTTAAGTATATTCTGTTCTACAATCTTTTGGTATTCTTTTGCATGTGATGATTGGTTAATCATTGTTTCGTTTTTCCAGATTTCAAATACCTGGGGTTTAATACCACGTACAATTTTGTATTGGTTCTGACCAATATTAAATTCTACTTCAACGACACATGCTTTATTATTAATAGAATTAATAAGTTGTGGCTTATTAATATTTCTATGTGGTTTGCCAAATAATGCAAATGATATTGCATCTAGCATAGTTGATTTGCCGGATCCATTTTGGCCGACAATAAGTGTTGATTTACTATTACATAAATTAATTTCGGTAAATGAATTACCGGTTGAAAGAAAATTCTTCCAACGTACCGTCTTAAATATAATCATGCTATCTCTAGTGCTTGTGCTTCTGTCATAAGTTCACGCATATTCACCTTAATACGATCTTTATCTAGATCTGTATCAACGCCATCAATATAGTCATCTACTAACTGTACAGTATCTTCAATTTCTAATCCTTCGTCGTCAACATTTTCACCAAGGAATTCGTTAAAGTTTTCTGCAATCTTTAATTCGTGAATATCTTGGTTCTGTATACGATCAATAAATTTATCAAATAAGAAAGTATCTTGCTTATTAACAACTACGACCTTAACAAACTTGCCAACTAGTTTTTTAACGTCATATGTATTATAATCCATTTTGTCGTCATTGTAAACAATTTTTTCAAATAAAGTATAAGGATTATTTACTTTTTCTATTTCGCGTGTTTCAGTATCAATTACATGAAAATATTTAGGATCATGTGCATCTGACCAAAAGAATTCCATCTGGCTTCCAAGATACCAAACATTATCACGACGTGATGCAGCATGGAAATGGCCAGATAATACTAATTCAAATCTATCAAATAGTTTATGATTCATACCATGGGCATTTGTTACACCACGCATCATTTCAAAGCCATTTAGTTCTAGATGTGCACCAAGCCAATCAGCTTTACATTCTTTAATAAAGCTCATTGATGTTTCATAGTTCTCTGCGCAGATCCATGGCAATAATGCAATCTTAAGAGATCCATATTCCATAACAGTTGGTTCCATTACAATATGAATTTCGTTCATATAATGGCCAAGACATTCTTTTAGAGAATTTAGATCATTAGTATTTTTATAGTATGTGTCATGGTTACCAGGAATGATATCCATTTTCATACCATTTTGCCTTAAGACATCTAGGAAGTGTTTCCTATTATGATTAAGGGCTTTAAAATTTACAAACTTACGGTGGTCGTAATAATCCCCGAGGTGTAAGATCTGCTCAATCTCATTTTCTTTACAGTAAGGAAAAAAGACCTTTGAATAAAAGTCTGCTGAGTTTTTGAGAAAGATCTCGGAAGAGTTACGTATACCGCAATGTGTGTCATTCAGTACTGCTATTTTCATTTGTTGCTTTTCTCAATATAACATAGGTGTCATGGATAATCCATTCTAGATCATCACCGTCTTTCCACCTAGTAGTTTCCATAATCTCTTCAGGAAAATCAATAACTAGATCGTCATTTTCTTCCCGAACTTGAATAGTATAAATTTTTGAGCTCATTCCATAAATTCCGTAAGATCAGAATCTGCTAATTTAGCTTTTCTTTTTTTTCTTTCGGTTTTATAGAGATCGTCATAAATTTCATCAACCTGTTTTACTTTGTCGATTCGATCTCTTAAGGTATCAACAAATGTACTTATTACATTTCCTGCAGCCTGATCTGCTGTATCTAAATCTACAAAGTTTTCAATACCAGATTTAGCTAGATATTTTAACTTAACATCTTGCTGCTTTTTTTCTTTGGCAATACGTCGTAGAAATGCATACCAAGCAATCTGTGTAAAATATGCAAAAGCATTAGGTTTACCAGTTCTGGTAGCTGCTTCTAGATTATAATTACTAATAGCCTTTAAACAATTTTCAACTGCATCCATTACCATTTCTTCGCGATATGTATAGCGAATAAAATTGGATTTGTGAGACAAACCCTCAGAGATTCTTAAGAAGCACTGTGCAATATAGTCAGGTACGATAGGAAGTTGTTGTTCGTTTTTCTTGGCTTCTTGGACTTTTTCTACGTATTCAACTACTGCCTGAGAAAAATCAGCATTATTAACATAATGAATACTTTTTCTTTTTGCCATTATATCTGTCCTTTCATAATGTAACTATTATACCGTTTTTGGCTTATAATGTAAACCTTTTAATTTTATTTTTAATTTAAAAAATAGGGGATTTACATTTCTGGTATTTTCCGGTATAATAAGCTAAGGTTACGCCGGGGAATGAATACTAGTGAAACGTTCCGCCTTTCGGTTTAAACTTAATCACATTTGCCGGTGAATCCGAATCTAACATTGGGTAATCATCGTCATATTCTTCTGTTACCAAATCGTCCATATAGCTTTCGAATTCTTCTTCACTCATTTCATCCATCTTTCCTGCTACTTTCTCTAACGGAAAAGATCTTTTTTGAGTTCTTTCGTCTAACTGTTTTCTAATTTCTTTTAGGGTTTTATGGTAATGTTTTAACACTTCTTTTGTAGGTGTTGCCTCTACAATAATATGACCAACATTTAATAACGAAACTTCGTTCAGATCATCTTGAAACATTATCCACGGCTTAAAAGAATAGAATCTTACACCTCGAGAATAATCTTCAATATTAATTATACGAACAGCTCCCTTTATAATAACAGTACCTTCGTCATCATCCCAGTGGATAACCTCACATAAAATCTCATCATCATTGGTAAGCTTAAATTGTTTAATATCTAGCTTTTCACTCATTTTAAAGGTACCTTATAGGATTTATGGTTAAATTTTTCTTTTTCGTATATTTTTAATCTTTCCGAAGAATGTATAAGTGAAAAGTTTTTTCTACTTTTCCAGCTAATGTCATCGCTGATATCATATAAAGTAGTTTCTCTACCATCATCACTTTTTCTTAGGCCTCGGCCGATACTCTGTAATACCCTAATTTGTGATTTGCTTGGTGAAGCAAATATAATATTGTGCAGGTTCTTAATATTTACCCCAGTAGAAAAAGTACCTAATGAAGCCACAACGATTGCTTCTTTGCTTTTTTCCACAATTCCTCGTATTGCTTCTCTGTCGGCGGTATCCGTGCCACCAGATACAAAAAATATTTTACGATCTTCATCTGTCTTTTCCTCTATTAGTTGAAATAAAGGTTTCCCATGTTTTTCAACATAGTTGTATAATACTAATGTATTACCCTTTTGATCAAGTGCTAGATTTCGGATAAACTGATTCCGTTTTTCATTTGTTACAATGTACTCGATTTCATCCTGATATGTTCTGTTACCAAACTCCTTACGTATTTCCTCTGCATATTCAAGTATGATTCGTTTAATTTGGAGCTTGGCGAGAGTATCACTATCCTGTAATTCTTTTGTTGTTGTGACCTTATAAGTTCTTCCGAAAAGACCTTGTAAGACCAGCTCATGTGTTTGAGTTCCATCTAAAGTTCCTGTCGTTCCAAACCTATATCCTGCCTCCGTGCATTTATTCATAATATTCATTAATGATTTGGATTTAAATCCGTGACACTCATCACCGATTACCATACCAAATTGCTGAAACCAAGATTTAGGTAATTTATAAATTGATTGCCAAGTAGAAATAATAATAGGACAATTAGTATTTTTATCTTTTCCAGAATAAATTTTATGTGCTAATTGTTCAGGCATTCCATATTGTTTAAAATCTGTAGACATTTGTTCTACCAAAGAGGTTGTTGGTACGATAACCAATACCCTTTGTTTATTTGAACTACCAATATATGCAAGATAATATGATAGTAAAATATAAATGATTAAAGATTTACCAGAACCGGTAGGCGATAATAAAATACCGCGTTTTCTTTCTAATCCTCTTAATACAGCATCTAATTGATATGGACGAACATCAAATGGTAATGACAATGACTGTATTAAGTTATTTAATTCGCTTGGATCTACATCTTCTTTTTGGTAGGGATATCCATATTCATCAGATTTAAAATCTTCCATCTCGTACCCGCGCGATCGCGCGAACTGTACTAAATGGTGGTATAATCCAGCAGGCAATTCTCCGGTAGCTCGACTATATAATCGAATCTTACCATCCCATACTTTATTTTTATAAGCAGGCATAAATCTATATCCTGGTACAAAGAAACTAAAAAATTCATTTAATTCCTGAGCAATACCAGAATCACAATCTACATGTAGATTAGAGTGATCTAACTTCCTGACTCGAATTGTCTCCACTTAATCATATTCCCTATAGTTTGATGTCTCCAATTAACGTTACTGATAATTTCAGACAATGTATCTATTACTGTCTTATAGTATTGTATTTTGCCTTCTGAGTCTTGAATTTCAGGATCACTATCATAATAATAATCAAGCTCACCTTTAAGTATTTTAAGACCGTCAAATGGATCAGCTTCCCAACCAAGGGCCTCAACGGTTTCTTGATCCATCTTACCATTATAGTATAACCATTTCTTTTTAAGAAGTTTCTTTTGATCAAATTCAGCTCTTTTAAGCTGCAATTTATATGCAGTTAATACTTCTAAATATTTTGCGTGAAGTAAAGGAGCTTGACGTGAAGATTCGTCAAGTTTATTAGAATCAATAATACAGTCTTTTGCCCACATTTCGTGGATAGTTTTCAAGTCAATCATAATATATCCTTAGTAATTAGGATTCAGTAATAGTAGAACCTGCTATAGATCTATTTACCGTTATGTTAGGTGATCCATCTACATTCGTAGTATAAGAAGCGCCTACCAATTCAAAATATGAAAATCTAAAAGATGCAGAAAATGTTATAAATGATTCACCACCTGATGTAGATTCAAATTGAATATCAGTCAATGCTGTTGGTATACAGTCGATATATCTAACTTGTCTCGTTAAATTATTATGGCTTGATAAAATACTAAGTGTAATATCAGCCATTGATGGTGGTAAATCCTGATTTGCTTCATAAGCAGTAATATTACCTACATCTAATAATCTTCTCATCCATGAATACATTTCATCATAAGATTTCATATCTTCATCAAGAAGTATATTAGCTTGTAATTCATTAAATGTTAATTTATCGCCAATAAAAGGAATACCAGTAATC